TATCTGCGTTAATTGTTCCCGTTACTTTGTAGTAGTAATTGTTGTTTATCATTTTATTTATTTATTAAGCTAAATTGTGAACTTCTTTAATCCCATTATCTAACACTGTATCAAAAGATATAGGTAATTTTGAAAGGTAAATAATATTTTCATAACCATTATCTCTAGGAACTTGATTACCTTCTTCATCAACAACAGGGATTTTTATCAACTCTGAACCTGTCCATTCGTAAGTGTACTTGGGTAAATTTAAATCGTTAACTTCTTTAGAAATTTCACCTTTAGTAACTTTGTAACCAGCAGTAACATCAGTAATAATTTCAACCTCAACTTCAACAACCCCCTCTTCATTTTCGGTTTCAACTTCTACGTAAGTTTGTAATCTTAAATGTACAACAGCACTAGGCTTTGTGTTGTGGCTTGTTTCTTCCTGTACAACAACTGTATCTCTTACTAGCCTTCTTTTAAGACCTGTCTTTGGATCTGTTCCGTATTCGTAAATATTTGCGTTCATATGTTTATTTATTAATCTAAAATTATATTATTGAAACTATCAGGCGTATTAGTTTGTGGATTATCAGTAGTTAAGGATGCTCTACTATATACATCTGCGCTATTAGCAGTGTTTTTTAACGCTAAGTTAGCAAATTGGTAATAGCTACCTGTTGAAGCTGTTAAACAATACTCACCAGCTGTATTAGAAATCAAAGTAGTATTTGTTATTATAGCATACAAACCTTGACTACTAGAAGTACCTTGTATAACATCCCCTCCAGTAGATTCAAAATAACAGTTATCTATTATTGATGTACCTGCATTAGTAGTATAAACAAAACAGGAATTATTATAACTTACCAAATTACAACCGTAAAACTCTAATTTTATATTCGTTCTAACGATTGGCCCAGTTGATTTAATATTAGTATTGTAAAATCTTCCTACACCAGTATTAGAAAATTTAACAGCATAATCAGCAGTGCCAGTTCTTTCTAACGTACAGTTATGATACTCTTGCTCACCTCCAATACCATTTCTAACAAAAGAATTTAATGATGTGATACTACAATTATTAAAAATAGCTTGCCTTCCACCTATAACAATATCTCCATCATTACCTATTACTGTACAATTGTTTAATATTCTTGCAGCTGATGTAGGTATTGTAAAATCGCCACTGCTAGTAAATATATTACCGTAAATAGTACAATTATTAGCTATTATGCTATTACCATATAAAGCATCATCATTATTAGCTTGGTCGGTGTATAAAGTACAGTCATTTAAATTACAACCCAATACACAAAAAGAATGACTACCCTTCATTATTACATTGGATATAAGTACATCCCCTCCTCCAGTATTCCAAAAAGAACCTCTTAAAGAACTACTACCAACATTACAAAATACATTTATAGCTCCATCACCAATAAACTCTGAATCGCCTGCAAAATTAAAAGCTCCTATGTTTGCTGTATTTGATTGTACTTCAAACGAACCATTAGTCATATTAATATTTACACCACCTGATACATTTATTTTATCTAAATTTGATACTATTAAGCTATTACCGTTTAAGTTAATTGTTATACTATTGCTCCAAGTCCAATCACCTATACCACCGCAATCAATAGTATGTGAAGCGTAAACCTCTATGACATCACCACTAGAAGAATTATCATAAGCGTTTTTTAAATCAGAATAAAAAGTTAATTCACCTGAAGATCCTCTTATAGCTGATTTTGTATAGCCAGCTATAGTCACCCATACTGAACCATCATAACGCTGTAGAGCGTTTAAATCAGTATCGTATACAAAATCACCAGTAATAGGACTTAAAGCAGATTTTTCAGCTGTATTAACATTTGATATACCACCACCAATAGCAGCCCACTCTATACCGTTAAAAGACTTTAAAGAGTTAGAAAACTTATCGTAACATAAACTAGATTTTTGAGGCGTAATCTTATTCCATGCAGTACCATCATACCTAACCCAGTCTTTAAGGGCTACAGAACCCCACGCAGCGTTAACGCTTGCACCACTAGATAAAACGTATATATCACCTGTATTACTTGTTGGTGGTGCTACACTACCATCTACAAAGTCTAAAGCTGCTGGTAAAACTAACTCATCAGTACTTTCTAAAACTCCTTTTTCATTTCGCCATGCGTAATCACCATTATCAGCATCATCAAACCATTTAGGGTTATGAATATCAGCAGGGTTATTTATATTTTTATGTAATATTGGCATATCTTAATAGAATTGAATCCCTTTTTTGTTTAATTGAGGTTGACCTTCACAAGTATCAAATAAAGGGTATTTAGTAGAGTCATCGTCTTTAGCTTCTTCAATATAAGTAATCATGTCTTTTCTCCATGTATCACCTTTATTAATATAGAAATCCCTAGACTGTGAATAATCAAAACTATTACTTTGATTACTATATTCAGTATAGTTGTTCATAGTGCCTTGATTAGACGTTTGAGTGTGAACCCTAGAGTAACATTCATAAACTACAAAATGAGCTAACATAGGCTTTAAAAAGCTATCTACTATAATAGTATTATCAGCCGTTAGAGTAGTATTCTCTATTTGGTCTAATATTTCATTGTAGTAATCTTTTCCTAATGTTGATCTTACGTACTTTCTTTGTGAAGTTAATATATAGTTAGTGAAGTAAGCCTCATCAAAATTATTATCATGAATAGCTAACTCTTTAACTTCTATATCTGTCATTATTTCAGTGCTAAACGCCATTATTCTTCTCCTTCTTCTTTTTCTTCTTTAGAGTCTATATTCTCTACAGAATTTTGATTAATAAATAAATCACCTCTAACATCTCCATTATCAAAAGGTTTTAACCCTGCAATTTCTCTACCCTCATTAATAGTTGTTATAGCATTAATGTCTATTCTTTCAGTATTACCTACTGGAGATACATTTAATATACCTACTTCAATATTATTCCATTTAGTATCTCTTTTAATAACCCTATTAAGCACTCTTAATAAAGGCTCTTGAAAGTCAGGAATAATAACGCTATTCATAAACTTCTCATACTCATTCTGTAATTGTTGGTTACTTCCTAATTTACCAGCAGTTTCTAACCCTGCTAAACTTGGAGTAATTCTATGAGCAGTTACTATAGCATCAATAGCTAATTGAGACAACATTGTAAACTCTCCGTCCTTTTCTCTATCAAATTCATGGATATTAGCAGCTTGCTCAGGACTATCTAAAGCCTCTACAACAATTTTACTATTATTACCTTCCCCAGTGAATTTATCTATGTATAATTGAACATATTGTTGTGCTGTTAAACCGTCTGGAAGCTCTCCAAATGTTTGAATTAATGCCGATGGAAAAAACCCGTTATCAAACTTGTCTAAGTTGTACTTAGGCATCTTATATTCAATATCAATCCAGTTTAAAGCTCCTACATAATCAGGTAAACCATAGTAATTAAACTCTAAAAACTTTCTGCATATATGTATTAAATACTCTTTTCTTTCTGTACCATCGTAAAAACTTAAAGTATCAATAGGATAATCATAAGTTGTAGTAGTACCCATTGCAATATCACGCCAAAAGTTAGATAAGTAAGCCGTTTTTTTATCCTTAGACTTTCTTACAGTTGTAGCATCTTCACTAAATAAAGCTGTAAATTCACCACTCTTTTTAATGTGTGGGTAGCAATTACCAGTAATGATATAAGAGTTCATCCATTGATAGAATACATCTCTTAAATCTTCTCCTTCACTGTTTACTTCTCCATACCACTCTTTAAAATCATCTGGTAACTCTTCAAAAGATACCTCTTCACCATCTACTTTAAAAGTAAACGCCTTACCCATTGCAAATGTCTGCTTTTGGTTAATAATACTGTTATGTGTTGATGATCTTCTAGCCCTTTTAGCTAAATCATTAACATAAACATTATCAGAATCTCTAAAGTATGGAATCCATTTATAACCAATATCCTTATCAGGGTCATCTTCCTCTCTAATGATAGTAGTAGAAATAGGATCTTTTTTAGGTTGAGTATTATGAATACTGCTAGCCTTAATTTTATTTATCTTCTTTTGGCTCATCTTCTTTTTCTTCTACTTCAACAACGTTAGTAAACCCTGCATTATAAAGTTTCTTTAGGTCTTTTTGGCTAGTCTTTTCTGTAAGAGGTATAACACCTACTTTACCAGTTATTTTCTTACCTAAAAAAGATGGTTTTATAATAAACTTTCTCATTACATAAATATAATAAAAAAAATGTGTTATTTAGAATGATTCTAAATAAGGTTTAGTATTTCTTTGTTTTGTTATTATTTTTTACTATTGCATTTATAATGTTAGAAGTAAAAATCTGCGTAGTTGTTTTTACTACGTGTTATAAAACGTGATGATATGGAAGTTTACGAAGTAAAAGTTGAGGAATACCACGAAAGCGAAACCTCTTTAGGGTT